ACTTCTTTAAGCAAGTGAAGAACACTCCAGTTATACTTTTGACTCATAGTCGGGATGCTCCTTCGGTAGTTTGTGTAACCTTCGATATGCTAGATTGCCAATTAAGTCAGACACATTTTCTGCCGCCTGTTTAACTCTCTTTCTACTATGCTCGTCCTTCCCCATTTCTCTTAACACTGGGGCTATGTCAATTTTAGTCATGATGTGCATGAGGATTTCATACTCTGCGTGGCTAATTGTTTTCGCTCTCATAGTGTCGAGACGGACTATATGTATATAAGACTTTATATTAACTCTCTTCTACCTTGTTGCTTTGCTGTTTTCATTCTATGATGATTAGCACAAAGAGGTTCACACTTTGATACTTCTTCCATTATCGTGTCCCAACCGTAGCCGTCAGACACCATCAGAGATATGTTTGCTACTTTCTTTGAAGGGTCTAAATGATGCAAGTCAATTGCTTCGGGGTCATCATTGAAGCCACATACAGCACACGCTAATTGAGACTTGTATTCATCCCACTTACGTTTGAGTAATTGCTTTCTAGCCTTGACCCTAGAACGCATTAATTCTTTGTTCTGGTGGTAATACTTGCGTTGATATTCCTTGTTATATTCCCTACGTTTCTTAGGGTCTTTGTAGGGCATTGAACCGTACAGTAAAAACGTGGCTCTTAACTGTGCTTTTCCTTGTACTCTTTAGAAGCAAATAAACTATCCAACATTTGTTGCCGAGTTAAAGTTCCTAGTGGGCCGAGAGAACGGACGTAATGTTTCTTTCCACCTAGGTCTACCTCTCTTCCTAGAACAGCCATGTAAGCCTTCTCTACGAAGTCCTCAACGGACATGTCAAGAGGGTCAACACTTGGTAATGTAATATTACCTTTCGATACTTTAACTTCTTCAACAACTTCTTCCTCTTCTGGATAAAGATGATTTGTTAATCTCTCGATAAGGAGAGCCTTCGTTCCGTCTGATGTTAGTCCATGTTCTTCACACAAATCTACTAATTCTGCTTTCAGTAATGACGTTAATTCGTCGGTCATATTGATAGGGTCAGAGATTACGGTTTATGACTATCACGGTTCAAGACCATATTCAATTATCTGAATTGAGCCATTTGTAAATGCTTCACGCAGAGTTATAGTATTACAAACTGTATTTTCATAATATGAGTTGACTGGTAAAGTGAGGTAAAGAAGTCGAGAACCTAGAACTTCTGCTTTGTAAGGAGTTCCGTTGTCTATTGTTCCGTTGATTGTGAAAATGTAAGATGTTCCCGTTTCATCAAACTTGGCTTCTTTCTTTTCAATCACACCACCTACCCAATAACATTCATCATCCACCCAAGGGAAATAAGTGGTTGGGTATCTAGCAGGTGAGGTTACTACTACTGCTATCGAGAATGACCACATGACCATCATGACGACCATTAGAACGGCCTTAACAGTGGTAGCCCTATCACTCACAATTAATGGTTGACTGCGAGGTCAATAAGCGAAGGGCATTGAACCACATTAAGAAGATAATACGATTCTCTCACTGCCGCTGTAGAACGCTCGTCCTCTTCGGAAGTTAAAGGTCGTCTCTACACCGTTTACCATTGCTGTTTGAGTTTCGTACACGTTTACCATTCTGAATGTGCATGTACTTGGTGTGTGCTGTGTGTTTATTATTTCGCCATTGAAGCCTACTATTTGGTTGCTCATGTTATTGCGGAGCGACTACCCCTATATAAGATGTTCGTTATATGGATTACTCTTGCCATCGAATCGCAAGCGTGTGCTGAGATTGATAACCAATGCAATCTCCTTCTTTATCTCCACCCATTCCTTTCTTCGGAGATTCAATCTCAACTGCCTTGGTTTCTTCCGACCTCATGATTTTGATAAAGTGATAATCAGTTCCATTCACCCCGGTTGACCCGGTTAAGTCTGGTGTAGTCAAACTACGGGTGTGCATCAAGTCGATGAACTTCCGATACAATTGCCAGTGTTTCGCTCTAGTATCAGCATACAAAGTAACCAACATGAATTGAGTTGCGTCTGTATTTAACGTAGCACCTTCCGTTAAATGAACAGGGAATGACATTCCGTAGGAAGGCATGATTGAGATTTGAAATGTCTTTTGACGCTTGAACTCTAGCCATCCAGTATTGACTAAAGGTGTCCATACACCATCCGGTGAGACCATGTTGGACTCGATTAGATTCTTGACTAATGTATGTGGGTCTGTTGAGGGAACACCAGTATCAGTTATCGCCATCAAATATCGACTCCATGCAATCTAAAAACATACGACATGTACTGTACGGTCTTTCAGTAGAAGTTGTTGTAGTTGGTTCTGTATTGTCCATAAGTTGCCACCCCCATTAATCCCATTCTTTGAATACGCTTTAACATTTCCATATATTCTTTTTCTGAACTAGCAAGTAAGGGTCTCCAGAACTCTTTCATCCTTTCAGTACAGTTCTCATCATTCAATGCTGCCCTAGCCGCTTGACGTACTACAAGAAGTATGGTAGCCATCTTTGCTTCTATAGGTGCGGTAGCAGTACCATAGACATAGACGACTTTCAGATATTGTCTTAGAGACTCAGCCCAAGGCTGATGAAATCTAACGATTCCCGCGTCGCCATCTTCTAACCAATAATCATGAGTCGAACGAATACGCCCTGCGTCTAAGACTGTTTCATTCCCAGAAGCGTCGATAGTTGAAATGGAAGTGATTGAGGCTACTGGTCTCTTGGAAAGGCTGAGATGGCGAAGCGAGTAATGAATATCAAAATACTCTGTTTCTGTTTCTGTTCCCGCTAGTTGTCTACCTGCATAGGCATCAACCATACGAGATGCGTTAGTTATCATGGATTCGACTTGAGCGTCAGAGGGTCCTATTCCTTCGGAAAAGTCTACACCTGCATACATCTCAACGTCTGCTAAAGTACAGTAGTCTATTGCCGCCATGTTGATACCTTACGCTAAGTGGGTATTAACGAATACGAAAGGATAGGGCCGAAGCCCCGTCCTTCCGATTACGGTTAGCCTATTCAGACTGTCTCGATTCCAACAACTTCGCATATTGCTTCGCCGTATCTTACTGCGAATGCAACGTCTTGCTTTGGTATTAGAATGAACCTGTCTTTGGTTGGTTCGTCGTGGAAACCTATGCTGAATCTTCTTTCAGCAACGGTTGAATTACCTACGATTGGGCTTCTGATGTGAGTCAAGATAGCACTTGTGTAAGTAGATGAAGAACCTGCGTCAGATGTACCATCTAATGCTTGGTTAACAGGGATAACACCAGTAGCGAACACACGGATTCCGTAGATTCGTCCTACTTCTCCGTTAAGGATAGTAGCCGCTGGTCCGTATTTGTCGACTGTCTGGAGTTCAGTTAATCCGAGCAGTTGAACTTCGAGGTTTCTAGGTACTATGAATGCTAAGTCCTCTCTGTTGTCTGCGTAGACACCAAGGTTGGAGATAGCACTTCTCATGTGAGATAGAGCGAATGTTCCGCTTACTGTTACATCAGATGCAGAAGCACTCTTTCTGATTCCGTCGAATACTAATAGGTAATCGTTCTTCTCAGAGCCAGATGTTGTGCTTATTCCACCAGTGTTAGTAGATGCGTTGTAAGCACCCATGATGTTGTCAGCCAATGTGGATTCAGTGTCAGCGTTTAGGAACAAGTTTGCTTCGTTAAATGCTAAACGAGAAGCAATATCTTCACGTAGAACTGAAAGTAATCCCTCTACACCGTATGCTACTAGGTAGTTTCCGATTGGGATGTTTGCCATCATAGTCTTAAGTTCCAAACTGATTTCGTTTGTTGCTTGACGGCTCTCTGTAGGTGTATCACCAGACTCGGTGTTTGTAAGAGTCTGTTGGTGAAAGTCAATACTGCCAGTTAATTTTGGCACTTTCACAATTCTTCGGCTCATTGGCATGGCAGGGAGTAAACTTCTCATGAAGTTTCTCTCAAAAACCAATTCAATGATTTCTTCGGCGGTCTCAGTCGGTAGGAATGTCGCACCAGTAGAGGAAGCCGCACCTGCTAGAGCAGCCTTTACTCTCTCTACGACATCCGTAAACTCAATTTCTTCTGTTGTCATATCTTTTCACTTCCTATTT